GCCTCACAAGCGGAGGGACGTGTAGTCACCTAAACTTGAAGTACCCTTTCGGCCTAACTGAGGATCAAGACAAATGTCTACGATTACGCCAGCACCGGTCCAACCGGTAGCCGCACCATTTAACACCACCCCGAGTTATTCGGGTACGTTTATCCCCACCTTGTGGTCTTCGCGCATGAATGCGAAGTTCTACGCCGCTACAGTCTTCGGTGCCATAGCAAACACCGACTGGGAAGGCGAGATCAAGGATTTGGGTGATAAGATTATCATCAACAACATCCCGTCTCTGTCCATCTCGGACTATACCTCTGGCTCTGGCCTGACGTATGAAGCTCCGACCCCGGACACCATCGAGATGCCCATCGACAAGGCGAAGTCATTCGCTTTCCAAGTTGCGGACGTACTGGCCTACCAGTCCAAGCCGGAACTGATGTCTGTCTTCACCGACGACGCTGGTGAGCAGATGAAAGTCGCCATCGACTCGGACGTGCTGAACGGCACCTTCGACGGCTACGCTACCGGCAACGGCGGCACAGCTACAGGTGGCGTCATCTCCGGTGCGTTCGATCTGGGTACCGACGCAGCACCAATCGCGCTGACAACCAGCAACATCCTCAACAAGATCACCGCTCTGGCGGCTGTTCTCGATGAGCAGAATGTTCCTGAGTCAGGCCGCTGGTTAGTTATCGATCCAGCAACTCGTCAACTCCTGATGGAGTCAAATCTGGCGCAAGCCGATTTCATGGGCGATTCCAGTTCAATCCTGCGTAATGGCCGGATTGGTATGATTGATCGCTTCACGGTCTACGTGAGCAATCAGTTGCCGACTGGTAACGCGGACGAGCTGTGGGACGGTACTGGCTCCGGTGGTGAGGCCGACCGCAAGGCCATCATGGCTGGTCACAGGACTGCGATCTCCTTCGCATCCCAGATGACCAAGGTTGAGAGACTGCCTAACCCGAACGACTTCGGCGAGTTCTGCCGTGGGTTGAACGTGTATGGCTATCTGGTAACCAAGCCTGAATCACTGGCACTCCTTACAGTAGCAGCGTAAGATCGAAGGGCGCAGTAGAGATACTGCGCCCTTTTTTACTCGGAGAAAGAGATGAATAGTTCCAGAATTGTAGAGTTACTTGGTGGTATCACCGAAGGCATCACGGCGCTTGTCGGCGGTGCAAACGATGGCTCCACCCCGGAAATGACCGAAGGCATCAATGTCATCGCAGTCGTTGCCACCGCTGGTGACAGTGTTCGAATCCCCGCAGGGATTGGGATCAACAACCGCCTCGTCGTGGCGAACAACGCCGCAAACAAAGCCGACATCTTTCCGCCCTCGGGCGGTACGATCAATGGCGCAGTCGCTGACGTTAACCTCGGCATACTTGGCCTCAGTGTTGTTGAGTTGATGTGCACTTCTCGCGATGGTCTGACATGGCTTATGATGGGCGCTTCGACAGCACAGAGTTAATCAGTTAGTATGTGGGCTAGTTTTTAGCCCACTTTTTACGAGGTAGACATGACTGCTCTGTCAGATTTCTTGCCCTATGTCACTCCCTATGCAGCGGGTGTGTCTGACCCCGTCGCCCTCCACGCCCTCCGCCAAGCCACCGACCAGTTCTGCCGGGAGACCGGGATTGTCCAAGAGCGACAGACCATGCAGCTCATACTGGGCGGTGACACTGTAGTTGGGGATTTCTACACCGACCACTATGATGGTATTACAATCAATGGTGACCTCCGGTACCCGTTTGCTGAGAATGGATCAGCCAACCAATATGTCGTGACGGCCCCCGGCGGTATGCGGCCCTACGAACCCCGGTCGATTTGGACCCAAGGTCAGAACGGTTCCGGTAAGCGGGTTCTCACTCCGTCAACCCCCAAACAATTTGACCACTGCCCGGAAATTTTTGACGACGACAACCTTGGCACCCCTCGGTACTACACCCGGATGCCCAGCGAGTTTTGCCGGATTGTCCCCATCGAGGACAACAACGCCCCGGCTATTTTTACTACCCGTCTCTCCTTCACTATCCTCGACGACACTACGGAACTCCCAGAGCTGCTGTATGAGAACTGGCGGAATACTATCGGTTCTCTGGCACTGAACATGCTCTACCAGATGCCTGACCAATCCTATACCAGTGAAAAGAAAGCTGACAGCCAGTGGAGGCTATACCGCACTGGTCGGTCGAAGGCCCGGATTCTTATCGAGAATGGTCGTACTCGTGCTACAGTTATGCCTCGACCTAACTTCTGGGCATAAGCTATGGGCACAATAACTGGACAAACAATTGCTGACAACGCTGCTGGGTTAATGAACGATGTCGACCGCGTACGCTGGACAGACGCTGATTGGTTGGAGTGGCTTAACGATGGCCACCGAGATTCTGCCCTGATCAAGAACGATGTTTATGTGATTAACAGTTCTATATTGTTAACCCCCTCGGTGACGCGCCAAGACCTTCCCCAAGATGGTCTTATGTTGATGAGCCTGACTCGGAACATGGGTGCCGATGGGACCACCACAGGCAGGGCTATCCGTGTGGCCGCTCGTGACGCACTGGATGCTCAGGTACCCGGATGGCACAGCGACCCAGCGGATGCCATTAACGGCGTCCTGAACTACATGTATGACCCTCGTGATCCATACCACTACTACATCTACCCGCAGACAATCGCGACTGACTGGTATGCTGAGTTGGTCTACGGGGCTATTCCCCCAGACATGGCGTCGTTGAATGATGTGATATTACTCAGGGATGTATACGCCAATGCTTTGCTGGATTACCTCCTGTTCCGTGCCAATAGCCGGGACGAAGTGCAGGGGCAACCGAACCCTGCTGGTCAAATGTACTACCAGAAATTCACCGCTGCTTTCGGGTTGAAGGGCCGGGAAGAAGCATCGAATTCCCCCAACCTGACAACCACACCCGGAGCACCAGTTCCAGCCGCAGCCGCTGCGAAGCCGGTGTGACCCATGCCGGTCGTCAGATTAGATAAATTCTCCGGTAAGCGCCCAAGGATTGATGAGAAAATCATCGGCCCCCACGAGGCTACGATCTCAATCAATTCCCGGTTGATCGATGGGAAGTTAACCCCCTACACTTCCATGCTGGAGTTCCCGGCGATCACTACTATTCAAGATGGTCCGGGGAGCACCTTGTTCCGCATGTATGACGACACCGACGACTTTTGGTTGGGCTGGCTTGGGGACGTTGACGTTGCCCGTAGTCCGCTCATAGGTGACGACACCTTTCGTATCGCTTTTATGTCCGACGACTTCGAGCCGCGACAGACCGACCTCGATCTGGCTGTTGGTGGTTCATCGTACCCTGATGCGTGGTACAAGCTGGGTGTAACCAAACCTGAGAACGCCGCTACGGTGGGAACCACTCCCGGCAGTGCGACTGAATCTGAAACCCGTGTTTATGTGTACACCATGGTTACCCAATGGGGGGAGGAGTCACAAGCCAGTGCCGCTTCGGACCCAGCAGCTGACCTCGTCGATAGTACATGGAATTTGACCGCGCTGGATGTAGCCCCCCCAAACAGTATGACCGTCAGCGCCGGTTCATGGACTACTGGCATTGCCACCATCACACTCAACTCCACCTTTGGGTTGCGGGTTGGCGATCACGTTGATATTGCAGCGATGAACCCTGCCGGGTACGACGACTCAGATGCGAAGATTACAGCGATCTCTGGTGATGACATCAGCTACGCAGTCACTGTTGACCCAACCGCTTACATTGGAGCAGGCACAGTGGATCGACTGTCTCCCCACAACTTGACTGGGATGGTGAAACGGATTTACCGATCTGTGACTACCTCGACTTCCGTAGTCGGCTTCTTCTTTGTGGGTGAGATCGACATAGCTACTACTACGTTTGATGACACCCCCGGCATTACCATCGGGGAGCAGCTGGTTACTGATTCATGGGAGGAACCACCAACTACTCTCCGGGGCGGGGTAGTGCACCCGTCCGGGTCATTGGTAGGGTTCTCTGGGAATACTGTTTACATGAGTGAGCCTTTGGCTATGTATGCGTTCCCTACAGAGTTTCATTTCACGACCAACTATCCCATTGTGGGCATCAATATCACAGGCTCCGCAGTTGTTGTCATTACCGAAGGTTATCCCTATGTCATCGATGGGACTACTCCGTCCTACATGACTATTGACCGGGTCGATTTTCCGTGGAATGGAAATTCAAAACGCGGCATCGTCAGCTCTGAGATTGGGGTAATATGGCCCTGCAACATGGGACTCGCCAGTTACGGCATTAACGGCCCGAACCTTCTTACCCGCACGCACTATACGCAGAAGACATGGAGCCAGACTTTCAATGAACGCTTCATCAGTGCTTTCACAGATGACAAGTACTGGGGGCACTACACTGACGACGAAGGTGTAGATCACATGTTTGTTTTCGACACCGCTGAGAAAGTAGTTACCCAGATAGATACGCCTTTGGATACTATCTATGTCGACGCCCAAAGCAACTTCCTATATGGGACTAAAGATGGGCGTCTGTTCCAATGGGATGCGCACCCCCTGACCCTGCTCGACCAGACATGGCAGAGCAAGGTGTTCGATTTTAACCGGGAGTTGTCCATGTCAGTGACCGAGGTTGAGGGGGAGTTCGGGCGGAACCGTATTGAGGAAATTCAATACCAGCTACTTGTTGCTGCGCAGACGGCTCTCAACCAGTTGTTGATGGATGATCTCCCAGCACCTCCTGACCCCATCAGGGGCAGCTTGAATGCTAACTCCGTGGCTAAACGTGGTTTCAACGGCTCTCTCCTGCGTCGCTCGGCTGACGTTGGTGGTGGTGACACTAAGCAGGTTACCGTCACGGTGTACATAAATAACGGGGATTTGTTGTTCTCTAAAAGTGTCAGCTCCGAGGCTCCTTTCCGGTTGCCGTCGAAAATACTTTATGACGAGATTAAGATTCGTGTAACGGGGGCCGTGCAGATAGACTCCGTCGCCGTCGCTACATCAGTGCTGGAGCTACGAGTGGACAATGGCTAGAGATGAAACGATACGCGCCATACCGCAGATTCCACGGGGTGAAATACCGGCTGCGCTAGTAAAGGTTCTCGACGCAATGAAGGAGGATATAGAACTCCTTGCTGGCTTGCGCGACCCCCAGTACATAGTCAACTACGTTATATCCGGCGGCAGTCCTGACTCCCCAACAAGTGGTGTGGGCACAGGGGACGTTGTCACTTTGCTTGGCGATGTGATT